GTGCTGTTATAAGTGCGACTAAGTTTGTGAAAAAAATATCTATCCCTTCTTTTAGTGAAGGTTTCAAGCTTTGCAGTTGTTCGTCCGCCGTGTCTATGAAAGTCGTAACTTCTGTTTTTGCTTGTGAAATGTAATTTGATTGCCAAATAGACTTTATATATTTCAAAACCATTCATTCTCCTTATATAGGAAGTTGTGGCACCTTCTCTGTGTTTAACAGATTAAGATTCTGTGCCTCATAAGTCAACTTCTCTTTGAGTCCTTTGTTTACTAATTTCTTAGAATCACTTGGGTCGATTCCGTTCTTTTCGCAATAGTGAAGAATCGCATCAATGTAACTCATCTTTTTTGTCTTAACTAATTCTTCAATGAGTATTGCAAACTTGTTAGGTGTGATTATCATTTTCATAGTTGTATTATACTAGATTGGGAATCGTTTGTCAAGCTCTGCGAATGTGATGTACTCTAAATTAGGACTATCTTTCCATTCTTCGATTTCGACATCTATCGGACTTGTCCCGATAGTATTTGGATTTACTTTGTAAAACTTTGTATCAGGGAAACAAGCAAAGGTGTTCTTGTGTTGTTGAATCCAGTTATATAAATCATTAGACCTGCTATTATCTGGTCGCATCATTGGGGCATCTTTGTCTACATAATGTCGACTGCCGGCATAGATGTTGTTGACTTTATCATCAAGCGAATACAAATCATGCCCTATGATATAAACTTCTTTTGCGCCATGTGAACAAGCAAGAAAGATTGACAAAGTGCCTGTTGAATATGCCCATTGTGAACCATCACCTGAAACTACAAGTGGTTCTAATGAGTTTGCCTTATCGTCTTTAACAATACCTGTGCAATAAGTTATGCCTTTGACTTTACTATCTAATGTAAAAACTCCTTCACCGCCATGATAGACTACCTCTTTTACAAAATCTAAATCAGCTGGTGAAAGCGATATTGGTCCTGTTTCTTTTTCTAACATAAATTCAGCAACAGCGACTGGTATTCTATCCCAGTATCCTAGATATGTTGTATTTTTGTGTGCATATCCAGAACGATATATTTCATGTGCCATGCCCGAATCTAATGCAACTAAAAGGTCAGGCGTATAATCTCTGTAGATTGCATTGCAACCTACTACTGTGCCGTGTTGTTTGTATTTATCGAGGTCTAAATCTTTTCGTGAGTTGCCATTACCAAAACAAAAATATGTCATGTGTTCACCTTGAGTTAATGTAAGTGCCAGTTTGGGTTAGAAGGTACTGGCAACCCCCTAGCAACCGTTTGGTTAAGCTGCTAAAGCGTACTGGTTAGAGTTTGCTTTTTCTTTAGTTTTAAGTCTTAGGACTATCCTCTCTTGTAATCTTTCAATAGCAATGTCGAAGTCCATTTCATCCCCACCAAAATATTTTAGGGATGACCAAAATACTTTGGTGGAGATGTTGGGAATCGAACCCAAGTCCATCACCTTTACTCCATTACCGTCAACGAGAATTCTTATCATCGCCTTGGCACTAGTCGTTCTGACGCTTCGCCCAAGACGGGTTGAGCAGAGTCTTGTTCTGCCCAAAATTCATCTATCGCTGGTTGCAATAAATCTATATAATCTTTTTTGTCTTTCACAAAAGTCTGTACACCACCATCTTCACAAACGATTAGTACAGCAATCTGGTCAATCGCACGACCATATCTTTCTTCAAACATCTCACAATAGGCAGTACATTGAATGAAATAGTTTTCAATCCATTCTTCTTTCTTTTCTTTTGTGGATGTCTTAAAATCAACAACAGTTAGTTTACCATCATACTCAGCGATACAGTCAACACGACCTGCAATGCCCCATTTATCACTATACAAACCAACTTCTTGTGCAACAATATTATTTATATTATCGAGTTCTGGCTTCAACAAAGTAAACATAGCAAGTGGCAGTACCTCTTGATTCCCTAGTTCTTCATTGTTTAGATAGTTTTCACAAAGTTCGTGAACAGCAGTACCTCGTCTGGCAGCAGTTCTCATTATCTGATTAGCAACAGCTTCGCCGACTCTCTGACGCCATGCATTGATACCTTCTTTCGCTCTGCCACTAAGAACAGTTGTGATAGATGGATACTTATGACCGTCTGGTGTTACATAGAATCGTTTCTTGTTGATTGTTTCTGTATACACCTCTTTTACCGAACTCTTTGGTAAAGGGTCGTGTGTAAATGTTTTCATTTCAAATTTGCTTTTCATCAAAGCGTTTAGTGCTTCACTCATTTTTTTACCTCTTAATATATTAAGTATATTATATCAGGTTATAAGAGTTTTGTCAAGCTGTTCTTTGATTTTTTATATAGTCGATATTCATAACGCAACGATATATTTCATCACTACATGTTGTGCCGGTGTGTTTCAGGTTATTAGGAAAAGTAACAAGCCTGTTTGCAATACTTTTTACTTTTTGACCAGTTTCAAATTTTGTGTATCCGTTATTTGTGTTCAAATACAATATAGAGGTTACAGCAACATCAGGCGCATGAGGACAGTCTACATGCATACCGGTTTCGATAATATCTGAATGTTTTGTTATCAAATTAATTTTAATTCTTTCAACGGTGTAGGGGTCTAATTTATCAATAAGAGTATTAAGTTGATAATAAGTTTGACTATAAACTTTACCATAAGCATAGACCATATGAACAAATTGCATAAAATCTAGTCCTTGACTATCGCCAGGTCTAACCACATCGCTCATGAACCAGTTGAAATTTGAACCAGAGGCAGCATTGGTATAATCAAGAATATAATCTCTTATCGTTTGAAAATATGATTCCTCTAAGAAATTATCTTGTACTTCAATATCACTCATAATATAATTGTGAAAATTACCCTCTAGTTATTTCTACTATTTTTTTGAGTTGTGCTTCGATTACTTCTGCACGATTTGGCCAATGAATATAGGCCTCAGGTGATTTGGCAAGTTTAACAAGTAATGGGATGATTAGTTTCTCTAACTGAGCAAACTTCTCTTTTTGAATTTTGCCAAGATTGTCTTTTCTCAAATCGTACTCATCGTCCATTTGTGATTTTGCAATCTCTAACTCAACCTCATGCTTGTCATCTATCTTGTTTGATGCTTCAGATACTTCTCTAAGTATCTTGTCTAGTTTAGTTTCTAACCTTGATATAATCTCAGTAGATACTGCTTTACCAACACCATCAGCGGTCTGTTGAACTACCTGTTGTGTTGCCTTTGTGTCTGCGACTGTTTGGTCTGAAGGTTTAGTTGAAACTCCTGTGAAGCCCCAATCTCCTCCCATATCAAACCCGTCTAAAAAATCAAAATCTGCCATAGCGTTCTCCTTGTATACTACTATTTATGTCTTTAACATTACATTACCTGAAATTGATATTCTATAATCATCACTAGTGTAAAATGGGTATACTTGATGAAACACCTTTGATGGGAAAAATATCATCTGGCCCTCTACAGGTGTTATACTTTGATTTCTAGTTTGTCCATCCACACTATTATAAGTAAACTCAAACTTTCCAGCATGTGTACCTTCATCTTCATAAGGTATTTTAATCCAAATACTATAACTAAACACGCCTTCGTGATAATGATTTGGTATAAATTCATGTTTCTTTTGAAAATTAATCCAAGGATGACCCAGTTCAAAAGGTACACCATATGTGTGTGTTTTTGTGTCTGAAGGGTCAAACTCAAATGCATCTCTATAGTCATCTATTGATGAAAATACTAATTCTTTTAGTTCTTGCAACGCATTAGGACTTTCAACATATCTGTGAGTAGCAACGCCTGGGCCAGTTAGACCGGATGTAAATTCATCATTGTTTTCTAATGCTTGAGAACACTCTAGTTTAAGAAGTTCAAGTAGATGTTGCGATATATCAAAAGAAAGATACCCTAGATTATCAAAAGACTTAGCGGTCATTTAATTGGGTTCTGTTTCGCCATTCTGCGTTTGGCAAGTGTCTTATGTTTCTCTCTGACTTGATTGACCTTTATGTCTGTGATACTGGTCTTGCCGTATTGTTTGTTGAGTTCACTAGATGGATGTGCTTCTGAAATCTTAGCAAGTGTTTCTTTCCAACCATCATCAGTCTTGGCATCAATATTTTCACCAGTACCGCCAACTAGATTAACTGACTTAATCATAATCTCAGCATTGTTTTCTTTTTTGTATGTGTCGAGTTCAGACATTCGCATATCTTTTTCCCACTCAACGCCTGTAGTTTTGTTTCTGAATATGTATGTTGGCATTTTATTTTTTAATTTTAGCTAATAATTGTTCTTCTGTTTCAACTCTATCGGGGTCAGGTAGACAGACATCTACTGGACAAACTTCAACACATTGTGGTGTATCAAAATGGCCAACGCACTCGGTACATAAATCTCCGTCAATGACATATACCTCACTCCACTTTGGGTGACCCATCGGATAGTTCTCACCAAAGTATATAGCATCATTAGGACATTCTGGTACACAGACATCACAATTAATACATTCCTCTGTTATTAGGAGGGACATACTGCTTCAGCAAACCACTTTGGTGTGGTTGTTTTCCATGTTGCGAAACTTTTCTTATACTTTATATAGTAATCTCGATAAGCAGTAATACTATCGGTATTTTTCACATCATCAGGCATTGCTTGTAGCGGTTGTGTAAATGGTACATTAGGAATATTTTCAGGCACTTCTCTTAGTATGCCTTTTAATTTGACAAATGACATATGGTCTTTGCCATATCGAATCTGAAATTCTTTGTGTAAACAACACCACATCTCATACAGCCACTCGTAGTTCTCTTTACTTTGTCTTAGCCATATGTTACTCGGGTGATTGACATGACAAGACTTATATAGAAAGTGGTCTCGTCTTGGGTGAGAGTATGTTTTCATTGTGCGGCCTGCCTTGTTGAGTCGAGTAACTTCTTTGCCGTCAAGGACTCTGTGTGCAGTACTCATAAGTTGAGCATACTCAACCATCATTTTACTGCTGTGTTTGTCAAGGTGCATCTCAGCACAAACTT